TGCTACGCGCTGCTAACTCGTGCGGTTGCACTAACGGCACTTTGTTGCTCGTAATATCTTGCATTACTTGCATTAGTGCTTTGAACTGTGGGTCAGTTCTTGGGTCGATGTTCTCGGTCATCTTTAGCCTTTCGTTGGTTGGTGAAATACAGTAGCGCATACGTGTACGCGGTCAAGACCGTCGCGACGATCAGGTGTTTTAGAGTGACCATGCGCGCCACCCGTTTGAGTATCGGTAAATAGCCAGCGCTGACCGTAGATTGTCCTCTAAGTCAAATAGGTCGTCGCACGTGCGTAACAGGCCGTATGCCTGCAAATATCCGTTGACGTAATACTTTGACGGTTTGCACCAAAAATAGTTAATCTGCATAACCCCAGCGCTGCCGCCGTTTGGGTCGGTCGGGTTAAACGCGTCAGGTTGGCAACGGCTCTCACGATAGGCAATCGCAACCAGTTGGGTTAGTTCGTGTTCGGGCCAGCCAACGTGTCGAGCCATGTCAAACACGGTCTGACACGCGTCAGGTTGCGTTATAGGCGTAGTTGTAACCGTTGTTGGCGGTATGGGCGACGCTGGCTCTAAACCCTGCCAAACGGTTATTGGCGCTGGGCGTGTTTCTGCCGGTGTTGGCGTTGGCGGTTTGTGTAATACGAATAGTGACGTGACGCTAATGAATAGCGATACGGCAAGTTTGGTGATGAGTGTCATAGTGACCTACTTTCTCGGGTAGGTCATTAACCCTAGACGGGTTTGCTGGGTGATGTGGGGAATGCCCCAAAAACGGCTTGAAATGCCTGTTTTGTAGCCTCAGGGTCGTGCGCTAGGCGTGGCTCGACTTCTATGTGATACCAGTCGCCCTCGTCGACGCTGGGTAGCGGTTGCCATGTGCCACGATCACTCCGCCACGACCGTTTCAGCGCGTAGTCAATCACAAGTTGTATGCCGAGTGTGTCGGCGTGTTCAAGCAATTTGACGACGTATGCCAATGATTGTTTGCGGCCGTCTTTGCGACCAAATTGTTTTTGTGCAAGCCACCTGTACGAGAGATCGGTTGCTAGTCCTCGAGCGTGGTTGCTGATTACGCCGGGTTTATGTCGTACGTCGCGCACTACCCAGATGCCGTTATTCCATAGCGCACCGTCAGAATGTTTGACGGCAAGTTCAACCCATTTGGCCATGCCTGCCAGCGGCGCTTTGACGACTGGTTGTGCGGTGATGACGTATGGTTTTGTCATTCGAGTGCGTCGGGTATTCCGTCTTTGTTTTTGTCGGTGTTTTTTATGCCGTTAGCCGACACAAGACCCGATAACGCGCCTGTCAAAAACACGCTGATTGTGCTAAGCAGGTCAACTATTTTGCTGTCGAGTGGTGACATTTGCTCGGGCATTGACACAAACAACAAACCGAACAACAAACCGACAACCATCAACACAAACGTGATCGCCATTAGTACGCCGACCGTGACAATCAGTCGGGCGTGTATTTGGTTATTTTCTAATTTCGCACCGGTCAGGCGACCCATATTGGCATACCTCGCTTATGGATAGATTGCGTACTTTGACGTTGCCGATTGTGTTTGTTTTGCTTGTTGCACATGACGTTAAACATAAAATAATTATGGTTGTTCTAATAAAATCCATGTTTGCGTATCCTCATTCCAATAACACGCGCCTTCTGGTCTTGGTGTTGGCGGTTGCCAATCAAAATTTGTGTCAAGTATCCATGACAAATATGGTTGTGGTGCAATAAACACATCATTAACAAAATTATAGGTGTAACCAATACCTGCGTATTGTTTGCGAATGTTGTTGTTATAACTTGTGCGCTTACAAATTTGACCGCGCAAATTGCTGTACCAAGTTTCTGTGTCTAAACCTTCGATGAATTCTGTTTCATCTATGCCTGCAATAACTTCAATGACGATGTTGTTTTCGTCTAAGAATGCGTAGTGTGCCATTATGCCCAACTCACGTTGCCTGTGCCAGCAGTAATAGTTGCAACTGTATAACTGCCGCTAGTTGCAGTTGATCCGGTCAAACCTGCACCGATTGTTATTGTGCCTGCCGTCGTTAAATAACGCAAAATCACTACACCGCTGCCACCGTTGCCACCGTCGCCACCTGCAGTACCGCCGCCGCCACCACCGCCACCACGATTTGTTGTGCCTGCTGTGCCTGCACCTGTTGAACCTGCGCCACCGCCGCCTGAACCACCTGCGCCTGCTGTTCCGCTTTGCGCACCACCACCACCGCCACCGCCGTATGTCACCGAACTACCTGTGATGCTTGTTGCTACGCCATTGCCGCCTGCGCCTGCTTGTGTGCCACTTGCGTTTGCACCAACCGCGCTTGCACCACCACCGCCACCACCAATAGAAGTTGGCGCACCTTGCAAACCGTTACCACCTGCAAAACCTTGATTGGCTGTGCCAGCACCACCAGCACTTGCACTATTGCCTGCACCGCCACCGCCGCTACCACCCGTAGCACCTGTGCGCTGACCTGAAGCATCGCCACCACCGCCACCACCGCCAGTCGAAGTAATTGTGCTAAAAACGCTATTTGAACCGTTTGTGCCACGCAAACCGCCCGTAGTTGCACCTGCACCACCGCCACCGACCGTTACTGTGTAATTTGTGTTAGGTATAAGCGTAAGTGCAGTTTCTAAACTGCCGCCGCCGCCTGTTGCGGTAACTGTGCAACGCAAACCGCCAGCGCCACCACCGCCGGCGTTATCTTCGCCACCACCGCCACCGCCTGCAACAACAAGATAATCAACAACGATTTCGGCGGCCGCGCCAACACCTGCAAAAATTTGCATGGCTTATGCCGACAAATTGCCGACAACCACCCAAGTATCAGTTGCAATTTTGCAACAAGTCGCAACCGCATACTGACCTTTAGTTTTCAATTTGCTGCCTTCGCTTCGAAATGTTACGCCCGCACCTGAAATAGTTACCTGACCAGCACCTAATTGCATGATGTTTATTTGTGTACCGATACCAAACGCAACACTTGCATTTGTTGGAATGGTAAATGTGATTGCGCTGCCATTATCGCATGTAACTAATTTGCCGTCGTCTGCCAAAACCGCTGTGTAAGTTGTGCCAATTTGTGCGTTAATAGCAATCATCGCTGTTGCTACCGCGTCCATTTGTGCGGCCGTTAAAATTTGGCCGGCTGTAAAATCCTCACGTGTTGCCATGTTGCCTACTTTAACCTAATGCGTTGTCCGCGCTGATGATACCAAACGTCGGGTCGTCAAGTATCAACTCGTAAACGATCGTGATGGGCGACGTGTAATAGGTGACAATATGCCCGTTGTTTACGTTGATTGAATGCTCTATGCCCTCAATACTTAACTCTTGGGCTAGTGACGCTGGGTTAGTGCCGGGGGCAAACGATTTCTCAATCGTGATCGTGTCGCCAATGTCGATTACGGCTACGATGTCGCGTTCGGCGCTGCTCAGCATGGCAAACGCCGTGTTAAGCGACGTAAAGCGTGGCTCGGGTTCAGGGTCAAGTAGATACGTTGCTAGGTCTAACGCGGCTGCGTCGCTATGCAACAAACTGTCAGTAATGCTCTTGGTCTGAATAAAATAAAGCGCTTGGCTGCCTGCATCGTCAGCAACTTGCGCTGTCGTGTTGCCAAGTATTTGCACGACGGCTCGATTGGTTACTGCGTCTGCTTCAAATGTTATGCCAAGCCCGTTGTATGGTATGTCAGAACCCAGTTCACTAAAGTCGGCTACCGACGGGTCAAGTGTTGTACCGATACGCGGTTGAAATGTTAGATCGCCGTCACGCGATATAAACAACCTGCCTTGCTCAGCCTCGTTAATTTGTGAGCAATAACCCAGCGCATTAGTTGACTGCGGAATAGTAAACGCCGATGAACCGCCAAGTGTTTGAGTGCCTGTAGAAATGTCGCGTGTTGCTGCAGGGTAGTCAACCTCGGGTCGGTCAAGTATTGCGGTTAGTCGAGCGCTAGACAACTGTTCAACTGGGTTGAAGCCGTCAATATATGTTTGTGCCAACAAATAAAAATCGTCTGCACAATACACCGTCACCGTATCTAAACCGCCAAGCGCAAAGTTGTAATCAAAATTAACAATCACGCCCTTAAATAAATACTCTTTGACGTTTGTTGCGCTGTACCGCGATAACCGCACTCGACGCATAGGCGCTAAACCTGGCTTAGCCTCGGCTGTGTCGTAGTACGGGCTGTTCTCGTCAAACGGCATAAAAATACCGTCAGTATCCAGCATCGTAAACGTCATTGTGCCAGCACTAAATTGGTCGCCCTGATCGCGACGGCCGCGCCGCACGTTCACTTGATTTATACCGTCAAGCACACTCGCAAACTCGGTAGTACCGTCAAGCACATATTGCGTGTTGTTGAGTACGCCTGCAACTGGGTCGTCAAGCAAAAATGCGTCTTGAACAAACCCCGTGTCAATTTCTAGGTCATAGTTGCCACTAGCGACAACTGCTACGCCTGCCATAACTACTGGGCAATCATTAAGTCAAGTGGGCCGTTAGTGCGCTGGTAAGCCAGCAAACTGTTCAACACGCTCTGCCCGATCTCGGCGCTAGTCGACATACCGCCCGTCACGTTGATCGTTACATCACCTGATTGACGCGCGGCGATACGTTCAGCCATACCGTATGTTGTGAGTGCGCCTTGAATTGTTACTAGGTCGCCACCGCCACCAACGCCACCACCACCGCCGCCGCCACCGGCACGACCACCGCCGCCGCCAATACCGCCACCACCAATAATGGGGGCAATGCTTGGCATTGACGCGCCTGCCTCTCGAGCCATGCGGTCAGCCGTGCGCGTATCGCCTGTAACTGGCGTACCACCGCCGCCACCGCCGCCACCGCCTAAACGCGGTAACGAAATAGGGTCTAACAAATCTGCATCTTTGCCGTTAAACAAATTGTAAGCACGAATAAGAATGTTTATCATGCCGACAAATTTGTTAGCAAAAATTTCAACGGTCGACATAATTGAATTGAACACGCCGTTAACAACATTGCGAAATGTCTCAAACTTGTTGTATGCGTAAGTTAAATAACCTGCAACTGTTAACAAAGCGCTAGCGATTGCAACTAACGGGTGAGCGTTAACGGCAATGTTCATTGCAAGTACGGCGACCGACACGGCTGTTACGGCTTTGGCGACGTTCATAAATTTTTCGGGGTTTGCTTGCGCCCAGTCAGCCAACATTTGCAATTTAGGCAATACCTTCATAATGATTGGCAATAGCAACGCGCCTAAACTTTCTTGAAATTCGCCAATACTATTTTTTAATATCTTAAATTGACCGGCTGCTGTGCCTGCTGATCGAGCCGCTGCGCCACCAAAATTGTCGTTTAACGCCATCATTACCGTATCAAGATCAGCGCCTTCTTTTATTAGCCCTTTCATTTCAGGCGACAATGCCTGTAGGCCTTTCATGTTGCCTGCATATGCTTTTGCTAGCGCGTCGCTGACAGTTGCTAAATCTGTGCCAGTAGCCGTTGCGATGTCTTGGGCTATTCCTAACGCGTCAGTCGCCTCACTAACATTTTTTGTTCCGACAAGCAACGCGGCAAATGCTGGTCGTAACTCGCTATCAGCCGTACCCGTTGCCCTCGACATAGCCGAGATCATGTCCTCGGTCGCCGCAACGGTTGCGTCAGTAGCACCGACGACGTTTTGCATGGTGTTAGCCAAAATTGCTTGTTGCTGTTCGTCCTCTGCTGCCGCTTTAGCCGCCAAACCCAACGCGCCTGCAACCGCCGTTATTGCCGCCGCCGCTGGTACTGCCGCTTTCTTAATTGCAAACTGTGCTTTTTCACCGACGGTTTCAAGTTGCTTAAATTCTTTAATTGCTTTGTCAATGCCCTTGCCGTCAAATTCGCTGACAATGGGTATAGATAGTGCCATGACTAAATTTCCTTTTGTACGTCGCGCATAGTTTTAGTAATCATTTTTGTCATTTCGGTTTCAATACCGCGACGCGCTTTGTAAACGGCTGGCCCGATAATTCGAGTGCGACCAGCACCAACGAACCCCAACGCGTTACCTAACTTGTTTGCGTTAGCGCGACCGGCTGTTTCAAAGATTGCGGCGGCTGGGTCTTTTTGTTCAATAAGAATTACACCGACAGCGCCTCGACGTGTATCAAAACGCACTTTTACGCCGTTAACTGCTTTGGCAACTGTAAATGGAAAATTAAGACGATCGCGGCCTTCTTCGCGCCATTTATATTTCATACCTGACAATGGCAATTTGACCGAGAATACTTTGTAGACATCTTGAGCCGCTTTAACGGCTGGTTGTGCAATAGCGGTTGCGTCAGCCTTAAAATCTTTTTGCAACTGAGGGTCAATTTTGCGCAAACTGTTGATTGTCTGTTTAACGCCGACGACCTCAATAGTTGTGCTTGCTGGCATACGTTACCTCTTTTGCTTATTTAACAGACTAATCACCGTTATCAGGTCACGCGTGTCAAACTCGATTGTCGTAGGCCAGTACCCTGTTGCGACTAACAGTTCTGCTAGTTGCCGTCGGTAACTGCCTACGCCGTATGGTTTGGGTCTGTCTCGTCAATCGCCTCAATGGTCATGTTTGGGTTTGCTTTAACCCAGTCGCGATATGTTGCAGGCATTTTTTCGCCGCTAAGTTTTAGCAAATGGTACGCCCAGCAAACTAGATCGCTGTAGCCGATACCTTTACCGTCGCTAATTTTGCGACCTTCGGTTTTTTCCCATTCGCAAATAACAAACATATTGGTCGTTACTTCGACTGGGTTTGTGCCGTCGTTTAGATCAACTTTTAATTTTAGTCTCATTGTGCTTTCCTGTTCTCGGCCAGTTACGGCACGTTAGATCACGTTACGTCAACTGTGTACGACCCACCTACAAGTTCAATGTCATAGGTGCTGAGCTCTCCGAGGTTGGCATTTATCACAGGTAATTGGGATAGAAAAGTATTTGTTAGCTCAAAACCAGGGTTAGTGGCTGTGTTGCTACCTGCTGCTGGGGTGACTTTGATATAGCATTTTGTGCCGACCAGCGCCGACAAAATTGCGTAACTTTCTGACGTTGCATACGACGCATACACGGTCATTGTGACGCTGTTGTTTTGCAAACCTGCCGTGTTGGTACGTGCAGTCGAGCCAAACGCGGTGTCCTCAAGTGCTTCGACAACGTAGTTGACGGTTACTGCCGACACTTGGTCGGTGATGTCTGTTGTGCTTGCGCTTGACGAGCCTATAAGCACGACCGGATTGCTGAGGTAGGTGGATGTCGCCATTGTTAATACTCCTTAAGTGTCTGTAATAGTTTTACCATACTGCGACCGTGACCGTGTGTATGCTCACGCTGTTTGCGCTTGTACGCCAACCGCTAGGTCATAGCACGGGTATTCTTGACCGCCGATCTCGAG